TTGGCGCCTTTTCTAACTTGCGCGCCTTGGTTTTGAGCCTGTTTATATGTCAACCATTCATTGCTCGAACCGAAACCGCCCGCGGATTGTAAAAGGCTCAAATAGAAAAAATTCACGCCGTTAAATATTTTTAGTAATAGGGTTATATGGTAACCCCTCGCCCGCTTGCCAAGGTTTCACCCACGGCGCGACGCCCTTTTCAAGTTCGGATAGAATGCTGTTTGTTATGTTTTGCGCGATGTCATTATTTAATGTATTCATGTTTTTACCCCTTTTATTATTGTTATAAATAGGCGCGGGGTTTAATCCGCGCCCGTGGTTATTAGTCAATTAATAAGTCAATCAAATCATCCTCGCTAAGCTTTTTTAAAATTCGCGTTATAAGCTCGCTTGATTCAAGTGATTTCATTAATTCATACTTAGCCGTTGGCGTTGATATAAAGTATTCGATCTCTTTTTCAAAACGCCCCGTTTTTACGCTTAATTTATTGCCGTTGTTATAGCTATCAATTGCGCCTTGATCCCATTTTGAATAGGCGAGATCGCTCGCTAGCTTGTCTTGAATTTTTGCTATTACTTGTGTTTTTTTGTCTTGATTCATTTTTATTACCCCTTTTATTGTTATGGTTATTGTCAATCCCGCTATTTTTCTGCGGTGTGTAATTATAAACACACTTTTTAAAATATGTATAGTTTTATTTTACTAACTATAATTTTCTAGGGGTTTTATATCGCGGGGCGTGATAACGGCGTGTATTTGGTTTAAAGCTTTTTAATAGCTTAGTAATTCACTCGGGTATTATTGGCGGGCTATGTTTACTAAGTTTAAACCCTGTTATGTTACAGCTTTTTAGTAAACTTAGCGGGATTAATGCTGTAAGTCATTGTTTTTAAACGTGTAACAGCTGTTACAATATTCGGGTTTACATATAAACACAAGAAACAACGTTTTTACGCGGGATCAAGTTTTGCTAAGTCATTGTTTATATATATATAAATATAATATATTATTAATAATTAATTAAAGCATGAAATGCAAAATGTTACATGTTACAGCGTTTTGAAATATAACAGCGGGTTGTTTTTTGTATGTATCGCATTGCGCAAAAAGGGGTCGCGTCCGCTAAGTATTCACCAAGTATTTAAGGGGGGCTTACTATGTTTTTACTTGTAACATGTAACACGGCGTTATTACTTAGTTAAAACAAAGTCTTAACCGCGTTACATTCACGCGATACATTAAGAAACCTTGTAACATCGTTGATTATTAAGCGTTATTTTGTTTACTAGGTTTCTAGCGGTGTTTACTAGGTTATAACTAGGTATAACGGCGACCCTACCCCACCCCGACCCCCCAAAACTAAGTTGGGACTCCGCGCGACTATGTTACACTTAGACTTGCACAAACAATCTGCAAAAAAGTCCAAATCTCAGACCCACCCCCTATAAAAAGTAAAGGGTCGATCAAAAAATTTCTATAAAAAAATTACTGGAAGTTAAATGTAAAGTTAGGCAGCGAAGGAAGAACCACAACCACATGTACTAGTTGCAGCGGGGTTTTTTATGTTAAAACCTGAAGTCATTAAAGAAGTATCGTAGCTTATAACAGACCCAGTTAAGTATTGCATGCTATGAGCATCTACAAGTAAAGACACTTCGTCTTGAACCACTAAGAAATCATCTTCGTTTTGGGTGTCATCAAATGTAAATCCGTATTGAAAACCAGAACAACCACCACCGGATACATAGATTCTTAGTTTAAGACCCTGGACATCTTCTATGGCTAACAAAGTTTTTATCTTTACTATTGCAGAGTTTTCTAGGGTTATTTGATTCAAATGGCTTTAGGATCGAAGTTATATAACTCGGAGTAAACGTCTTTAATACGCATGAATTTAGCCCCGTGTTGATCAAAGTCATCATCGCCTCGAACGTAGAGAGCTAAGTGAACCATTTCATGGAGCAAAGTTTGGAAGATAGTAATGAAGTGACCACAAGAACCAGAACTTATTTCAATAGCCATGTCCACTTCGTCAAAGCAACCATATATACCAGGGTTTTTGATAACACGAAACTTAACTTTGTCTGACTTAGGCATAGGAAGTTTGTTGAAAGGTGCCATCTGGCAAGCCATGTTATATAGTATCTCTAAATTCTTCTTAGTCAACGTAGTTTTCATTTAGATATTCTACCTTGTTTTAATTAAATCTATGTTACAATCAACAATAAAGCTGCAATTAAATTCAAAAGGTGTAACAGCGACACATGAATCAAGAAAATATCCAAGTAGATCAAGGACATAACTCACCTTCCGATGTGGTTATAATTCCATACATAGAAGAAAACGTTCCATTACCCCGAAATTCGCACGAAGCACTACCAAGTATGACCAATGAGACGGAAGTTATGGTCAGAGCTACAACGATTAAGGAACTAAGTGACTTAACTGGCGAAGAAATTGCGCCAGATGCAAAACATAGGCTGGACGCAGAAGAAATAGCAACAGATATGGTCACAAATCCAAAGAAAAAGCAAGAGTTTGCAATATTTGCAAATGAAACTATGGCTTACTTAGGTGGCATGGTGGGAACCTACAACCATATGATCGTAGAAGACCTAGCTGATTTGAAGTTATACGTGGTTAATAAGTTAGTCGAGATCGTACAAGATGAAGAAAGTAATCGCAAAGAACAAATCACAGCACTTCGTTCAATCGGGGAAGTAGACGGCGTTGATGCATTCAAGAAAAAGACAGAAGCACTGAATAAGGTGGAAAGTATTGATGAAGTTGAGAAAGAACTGATTAAACTATTGAATGAGTTTAAAGCACAAGGGCTGATAAAGCCAGATCCACAAACCATAGATGCGGAGCTTGTTGAAGAACCTGTGATAGAAGAGGTAAAAGAAAAATCATTTGATGATATTGTACAAGAAGCGGTAGATGGAAGTACAACAGGAGATTAAAGAAGACAAGTTAACTCCAGCGATGGTAGCAGAGTTAATGAGAGCGGTTCCGACCATGTCGCCGGAGCTGAAGCGTAGTACACTAGAGAAAATTAGAGTATTTAAAAAGAACTGGGTACAAGAACACGGCAAGGATAACTTTTTAGATTTTATTGCCCACGTCTACCCAGGCTACATGGTAGGAGCACATCATAGAAAACTGTCACAGATATTTGAAGACATTGCTGCGGGAAAAAAGAAACGCGTTATCGTCAATATTGCACCAAGACATGGGAAATCTGAGCTTATCTCTTACTTGGCGCCAGCGTGGTTTCTGGGTAAGTATCCACACAAAAAAGTCATTATGGCATCTCACACAGCTGATCTTGCAGTTAATTTTGGGCGTCGTGTCCGTAACTTGGTGGGTAGTGATGCGTATAAGGACATTTTTCCTCAAGTAGAACTACAAGCAGATAGTAAGTCAGCGAGTAGATGGGGAACAAACTTTAATGGAGAATACTTTGCTATTGGTGTTGGTGGTGCCCTCGCTGGTCGTGGGGCTGATTTGTTTATCATTGATGATCCACATTCCGAGCAGGACGCCAAGTTGGGACGATCGGATGTTTTTCTGCCTGCTTGGGAGTGGTTTCAGTCTGGTCCATTACAACGTCTTATGCCTGGCGGTGCGATTATTGTAGTGATGACGCGGTGGTCTAAGTTAGACTTGACAGGTCAGATTGTGAACCAGATGGTTAAGAATGACGAAGTAGATAACTGGGAAGTGGTAGAGTTTCCGGCGATCATAGAAGACAAACATGGTGAGATGAAACCGTTGTGGTCAGAGTTCTGGAGTTTAGAAGAGTTACTGAGCAAGAAGGCAGCGTTAGATGTACGGTACTGGAACTCTCAGTACATGCAAAACCCAGTGTCAGAAGAGGGTGCCTTAATTAAAAGAGAGTGGTGGAAGATATGGGAAGGTGAAGAACCACCAAGTTGTGAGTTTACCATTATGTCTCTAGATGCTGCACAGGAAGCGAATACAAGGGCTGACTATAATGCGCTAACAATTTGGGGAGTATTTTTTAACGAAGAAACCAATAACTATAATATAATACTATTAAATAGTATTAAGCAACGACTAGAGTTTCCTGAGCTTAAAGAGCTTTGTATACAAGAGTATAAAGAATGGGAACCTGACGCATTCTTAGTGGAAAAGAAATCTAACGGCGCTGCACTCTATCAAGAGTTTAGACGCATGGGTATTCCTGTGGGCGAGTTCACCCCGGGTAAAGGACAAGATAAAATAAGTCGAGTGAATGCAGTGTCAGACTTGTTTAGAAGTGGTATAGTGTGGGCTCCAGATCATAGATGGGCTCATGAAGTAATTGAAGAATGTAATGATTTTCCTAGCGGTGCGAATGATGACTTGGTTGATAGCACAACACTAGCATTGATGAGGTTTAGACAAGGTGGCTTTATACGTCTACCAAGTGATGAACCTGAAGATATTCAAGGATTTAGAAGTTCTAGAAATAAGTTGTATTTAGTATAAGGATAAATTATGGCAGTTAATGTAGATAAAAGTGTATACCAAGCTCCGATGGGATTAGATCAAGATCCGCAAAATCCAGAAACGGAAGCGTTAAGTATTGAGATTGAGAATCCAGATTCTGTCACGCTAGATGATGGCAGCATGGAGATTACTATTATTCCAGGAAAAGAAGTTGATGATGAGTTTAATGTCAACCTAGCAGAAGAAATGAATGAAGGTCAACTCACTGAGTTGTCAGGTGACTTGCTTGGTGAATACGAAGCTGATGTTAATTCAAGAAAAGATTGGCTAACTACTTATGTAGACGGATTAGAACTACTCGGATTAAAAGTAGAAGAACGAACAGAACCATGGGCAGGCGCATGTAATGTGTATCACCCATTAATGACAGAAGCACTTGTGAAATTCCAAGCAGAAACCATGATGGAAACATTTCCAGCTGCGGGTCCAGTCAAAACACAAATTGTAGGTAAACAAACAAAAGAAAAAGAAGACGCAGCAGAACGTGTAAAAGATGATATGAACTATCAACTGACTGACATGATGCCTGAGTATAGACCTGAGCATGAAAGAATGTTATGGGGACTAGGTTTAGCAGGTAATGCGTTCAAGAAAGTTTATTACGATCCATCGTTTGAACGTCAAGTATCTATGTATGTTCCTGCAGAGGATATCGTAGTTCCATACGGCGCATCTAATTTAGAAACAGCAGAACGTGTCACACACGTCATGCGTAAGACAAAGAACGAATTAAAGAAACTTCAAGTTGCTGGGTTCTACCGCGATGTTGATCTTGGTGATCCTTATGCAGAAGCAGACGAAGCAGAGAAAAAGATTGCAGAGAAGATGGGCTTCAACCCAACGGAAGATGATCGTTATAAGATTCTAGAAATGCATGTTAATTTGGATCTTGAAAATGGAGACTCAGAAGATGACATAGCGTTACCCTATATTGTAACTATTGAAAAAGGTACAGCTACTATTTTAGCAATAAGACGTAACTGGAACCCCGAAGACAAAAAACAATTAAAACGTCAGCACTTTGTTCACTACGGCTATATACCAGGCTTTGGCTTTTATTGCTTTGGTTTAATCCATTTGATAGGTGCTTTCGCCAAATCAGGTACTATGATCTTACGTCAACTTGTTGACGCGGGTACCCTATCAAACTTACCAGGTGGTATGAAGTCAAGAGGACTTCGTATTAAAGGCGATGATACACCAATCGCACCAGGTGAATGGCGTGATGTAGATGTGCCTAGTGGTGCTATCCGCGACAACATTTTACCGTTACCGTATAAAGAGCCTTCACAAGTTCTTAACCAATTGATGAATCAAATCATTGAAGAAGGTAGACGCTTTGCTTCAGCAGCAGATATGAAAGTATCTGACATGTCAGCCAACTCTCCAGTAGGTACTACATTAGCAATTTTAGAGCGAACATTAAAAGTGATGTCAGCTGTACAAGCTCGTATTCACTACGCGATGAAGCAAGAGTTTAAATTATTAGCCGGCATTATTCGTGATTACACACCACCAGAATATAACTACGAACCTGAAATTGGTGATAGACGTGCTAAACAATCAGATTATGATTGCTGTGAAGTTATTCCTGTATCAGATCCAAATGCTGCAACGATGTCACAAAAGGTTGTTCAGTATCAAGCAGTTATGCAGATGGCTCAAGCTAACCCACAAATCTATGATCAAGTAGAATTGAATCGTCAGATGTTAGAAGTATTAGGTGTTAAGAATATTGGCAAACTAATTCCTAATGCGGACGACAAGAAACCTAAAGATCCCGTATCTGAAAATATGGATATCATTAATGGTAAACCTACTAAAGCATTTATTTACCAAGATCATCAGGCTCATTTATCAGTTCATATGGCAGCTATGCAAGATCCTAAGTTAATGCAAATGATGAGTCAAAACCCAATGGCTCAACAAATGCAAGCTGCGGCATTAGCACATATTAACGAACATATTGCGTTTGAATATAGAAAACAATTAGAAGAACAATTAGGCGCAGAGCTACCAAAACCAGGTGAAAATTTACCGGAAGATGTTGAACTAGAATTATCTAGATTAACTGCAGCAGCGGCACAAAAACTTCTAGCTAAAGATCAAGCAGAAATGCAACAGCAACAAGCGCAACAACAACAGCAAGATCCGATTGTCCAAATGCAACAACAAGAGTTACAACTTAAAGCTCAAGACTTACAAATTAAAGCTCAAAAAACTCAAGCAGATATTCAACTTGATCAAGCTAAACTTGAACTTGAAAAAGAAAAACTTGCATCTCATGAAAGACTTGAAGGT